ACGCGCCCGAAAAGTTCTGCACCAACCTAGTCGTTCTGCGGGGGAGGATATTGCCAACGGATAAAATAATATATAATAACGGATAATTTAATAAAGGGACACTATAGTAGTAGTTGTGACAAAAAATATTACTAAACCGATGGTAAATGCCAATAAATACAATATACCAATAACAAAAACTATTATATAGCTACTACATGGTTAAATTTATTCTAGTCTTACAGTTATGTACCAGTGCAATGTGTTATCCTCCTGTAACGAATCCTTCGTTTACATTTGATAATTACAGACAATGCGCTATGGCTGGTTATATAGAAGCAGGCAAGATGTTCGAGGGCTTTGATCCTATAGATGTAGAACTAAATAAACCCATATTAAGATTTTGGTGTCAAGAAGAGAAAAAACAGAATATATAGTTTACTATGCAGTGGAAAGTGCGTATAATGACTAAACCAGACATGATGCACAATGTTAGTGTTATATTTCTGGAAGCACCTAGTTTTGAAGCTGCAAAACAACAAGTAACAATAGCAGAAAATCAGGTTGCTACTTTTGAAGTTAAGGAGGAACAATTAAATGCCGGGGAAACACAAAAAGAAAAAGGGTAAAAATGCCTATTACTATATGGGTGTGAAAAAGAAAAAAGGTTATTAATGAGTAATAAATCTAAAGCAGGCGGTTTTAGGGAAGGTTCTGGTAGACCAAAAGGTTCATTAGGAGAGAAGTCTTTAGCTGTACAAGCAAAATTAGAACAATTAGGTTGTGACCCAATAGAAGCATTAGCTAATATTTCTATGGATAACAACAATACACCTGAATTAAGATTTCAGGCAAATAAAGAATTAGCACAATACGTTGCACCAAAAAGAAAAGCTGTTGAGTTAGAAGGTACACTTGACGGTGGATTAAACGTAAATGTTGTTAAGTTTACTGAAGAAGAAAAATAGTTATGGAAATACAGGTCCCAGACAACTGGAGACCGCGTGACTATCAACTTGATCTCTGGAAATATCTAGAGAATGGTGGTAAGCGCGCAGTTGCAGTATGGCATAGACGAGCCGGAAAAGATTTACTGTCAGTCAATTGGTGTGTCACTGCAGCTTTAAAACGTAAAGGTTTATATTGGCACTTGTTACCTACATACAACCAAGGAAGAAAAATTGTATGGGATGGCATGACAAGAGATGGCAGAAGTTTCTTAGAACACTTTCCAAAAGAATTATGGGCAAATGTCAACAATACAGACATGAGGTTAGAACTTAAAAATGGATCAATTTACCAGGTTGTTGGAACGGATAACGTTGACCGCTTGGTGGGATCAAACCCCGTTGGAGTCGTCTTCTCAGAATACAGTCTTCAGGACCCACGTGCCTGGGATCTCGTTCGTCCCATCTTGGCAGAGAATGGAGGATGGGCGGTTTTTATTTACACCGCTAGAGGTAGAAATCACGGATATGATCTTTTTAATATGGCTAATAGAAACGAACGGTGGTTTTGCCAACGATTAAGTATTGATGATACAAGTGTATTAACACAGGAAGCTATAGAAGAAGAACGAGAAGCTGGTATGCCAGAAGAGTTAATCCAGCAAGAATTTTATTGTAGCTTTGATGCTCCATTAGTAGGTTCTTATTATGGTAGTTTAATGGCTAAAGCATTAGCTGAAGAAAGAATTAAAAATGTACCATACGAGCCACGTCTAGAGGTCCATACATCATGGGACTTAGGAATGGGTGATTCTACAGCTATTATATGGTTCCAACAGTTTGGTAATGAATATCGGATAATTGATTATTATGAGAACCAGGGAGAAGGGATTCCTCACTACATTAAGATTGTAAGAGAAAAAGATTATATATACGGTAGACATATAGCTCCTCATGACATCAGAGTCAGAGAAATGGGGACTGGAAAGTCTAGATACGAGGTTGCTAGAGACCTAGGAATACGCTTCGATGTTTGTCCGAATATACAAGTAGACGACGGTATAGAAGCGGTAAGAAGTATAATTCCAAGGTGTTATTTTGACGAAAAAAAGTGTAGTATACTAGTTGAGGCTTTGCGGCAATACCGAAAAGACTATGACGAGAAGAACAAGGTTTACAAAAATAGACCGTTGCACGACTGGTCAAGTCATGGTGCTGACGCATTTAGATACCTTGCATTGGGAACAAGGGATAAAAATAAAAATAGGCAGAGTCTCCCAAACTTTGCTGATAGTAATTATAACGTGTTAGGAGGATAGCTATGGGCGGCGCAGTAAAAAAGATTTTTAGTTCACCTAAGCCACCACCACCTCCGCCACCACCGGCAGCGCCAAAACAAGTTGCGGCGGCTCCTGCAGGTACAGCGGCGAGGAAAAATCTTCGAAGTAAATATAGTAGAAAAAGTACTATATTAACTGGAGGACAAGGTGTGGAAGACGAAGCTGAGATAGTAAAGAAAACATTATTAGGAGCATAACTTGGAAGACTTAGTAACAAGAATTATTACGAAACAAGAGTCATTAAAAAGTTATCGTACTCCGTGGGAAAATCTCTGGCAAGATTGTGGGGAATATGTCAACCCTAATAGAGGTGACTTTTCTACAATTAGATACAGAGCTGATACTGCAAGGTATGATAAAATTTATGACACAACAGCACCACTAGCTAATGAAAACTTAGCAAGTGGGTTACAAGGCTTTTTAACTTCTCCTTCGCAACGTTGGTTTAGTTTAACAACATTTGACGATAACTTAAATGAAGAGTATGCAGTAAAAGAATGGCTAAACTTAGCTACTAATATATTATACGATAGAGTTTTTAATATACCTGATTCTAACTTTAACTCCCAAGCCCATGAACTTTATTTAGATTTAGGTTCCTTTGGTACTGCTGTCATGATGGTGCAAGACACTCCTGGCAGCGGTATTACATTTAGAACTTTCCACTTAGCTGATTGTTATATACAAGAAAATGATAAAGGTTTTGTAGATACATTATACAGAAAATATAAAAGAACAGGTAGACAATTAATTGAAAGATTTGGAGAAGCAGTACCTGAAAAGATTGTAAAAATTTCTCAAAAAGACCCATTCAGAGAATTTGAAGTTATTCATGCAGTTGAGCCATCAGAAACTTATGGTGAGCCATTAAAGAAACCTACTAAGAAAGCTTTTAAATCTTGTTATATATTACTTGAAGAGAAGACTTTATTAGAAGAAGGTGGCTATGACGAGTTTCCTTATATGGTACCTAGATGGTCTAAAGTTGCAGGTGAAATATATGGTAGATCACCATCTATGACATCTTTACCAGATATTAAAATGGTAAATGCAATGATGAAAACTATAATTAAGTCAGCTCAAAAGTTAACTGATCCTCCTCTCTTAGTGCCTGACGATGGATTTATATTACCTGTAAGAACTGTGCCAGGTGGTCTTAATTTCTATCGTTCAGGTACACAGGATAGAATAGAACCTTTAGAAACAAGAGGTAGACCTGATATAGGATTTGATTTATTACAAAATAGAAGAGAACATATTAGAGCCGCGTTCCATGTAGATTGGATGCAGTTACCTGATCAAAAGAATAATCCTAATATGACAGCTACTGAAGTTGTTGCTAGACAAGAAGAGAAGATGAGACTTATGGGACCAATGATTGGTAGATTACAAGTAGAGTTTCTTGGACCTCTAATCAATAGAGTATTTAGTATTATGATGAGAAAGAAAATGATTCCTAACCCTCCTGCTATTATTCAAGGAGAAGAAATGAAAATTGTTTATACATCTCCATTAGCAAGAGCTCAAAAGTCTAGTCAATTAATGACTATTACAAGATTATTTGAAAGTATGGCTCCTTTATATCAAGCTAAGCCTGAACTATTAGATAATATGAATACTGATGAGACATTTAGATTCTTCCACCATTTATTAGATGCTCCTGCTAAAATATTAAATCCTGAAGAAAAAGTAGAAGAAGAAAGACAAGCAAGAGCTGAAGAGCAAAAAGCTATGATGGAAGCTGAGCAAGCTAAAGTTCAGAGTGAAGCTGGTAAAAATATAGCTGAAGCTAATAGAGCGAACAGAGAGGGACAAGTTGGCTAAGGATAAAAAGCTTAGTTTAGAGAAAATAAACGAGCACTATAAAAAAGTTTTTGAAACAAAAGATGGTCAAATAGTTTTAGATCATCTTTGTAAAACAGGATTCATCTTTGAAAGTACTTACGTTCAAGGTGATTCGCATGGTACAGCTCATAATGAAGGTATGAGACGTATTGTTGTGTCAATACTCAAGTTTCTAAATAAGAAACCTGAGGACTTTAAAAACATGATCAACCAGGAGGCAATAAATGAGTGATCAAGAACAAACTGGGTCCGTTATTACGGGTAGCTCGGACGCTCCAGCGACAGATGCACAAGCACCTGCAGATTGGAGATCTGGGCTTCCTGAAGATATACGAAATGACCCTTCATTAGCTGACATAAAAGATGTTGGCGCAATGGCCAAAAGTTATATAAATGGCCAAAAACTAATTGGTAAAAATAGAATATCTTTACCTGGAGAAGGTGCTACAGACGAAGAATGGAGTGCCTTTCATAGTCAATTAGGAAGACCTGAAAAATCAAATCTATATGATTTTGGTGAAAGACCAGCGTTACCTGATGGACTAGAATATGACGAAGGTTTTGAAACTGCTTATAAAGATTTAGCTTTTAAAGCAGGCTTAACTTCTCAACAGGCTAAAACTATATTTGATGGTTACCATGAATATATACAAACTAAATCTTCTGCTGAAGGAGAGAACTCTGCAGCTCAATCTGCTGAATGGGTAAACTCTCTTAAGAAAGAATTTGGTAAAGCGTATAATGAACGTATTGAGCTAGCTTCAAGAGCTGTAGATACTTATGGCGATGGCCAATTAAAAGAATGGTTAGATAACTCTGGGATGGGTAATAATCCTATGATGGTTAAACTATTTGCTAAAATTGGTGAAGGAATTGCTGAGGGTAGATCAGACTCTGCACAGCAAAGAGGTTTCATAATGACCCCTGATCAAGCTAAGCAAGAGATTGCTAGATACAACAGGGATCAGACGTTTATGGCGGCGTATCAAAACGGAGATAATCCGGGTCACGGAGAAGCAGTGAATAAGATGAATTCATTGTTTAAACTAGCGTACCCTGATGAAAGTCCGATTACACCGGCATAAATAATTATGTACGAAATTATCTACTAGTTATATAGTAGATAGTGATGGGGAGCCGAAAGGTCCATCCGTCGACAGTACCCACAGACGTAAACAAGGGGAGAAAATGTCTAAGGTTATACTTGGGTAGCGTTTTCGATTAACTATAAAAACAATGACTAACGGAGGCAAAATCGTATGTCAACTCAAATAACTACTGCTTTTGTAAACCAGTACAGAGCTAATGTTGAGCACCTTTTACAACAAAAAGGTTCAAAACTTAGACCTTTTGTAAGGGTTGAATCACAAAGCAGCGAGTTTGAATACTACGATCGTATTGGATCTGTTGATGCGGTAGAAGTTACTTCTAGACATTCTGACACTCCTCTAATCTCAACTCCACATGATAGAAGACAAGTATCATTAAGAGATTTTGATTGGGCGGATATGATTGACAGAACTGACAGAATCAGACTTTTAATCGACCCAGCATCTCCATACGCACAAAACGCCGCTTGGGCACTTGGCAGAAAAATGGATGATATTATCATCGAAGCAGCATTTGGAACAGCGAAATCAGGTAAAACTGGTGGAACTTCAGTTTCTCATGATGCAGCAAGCCAAATCGCTGTGAACTACGTAGAGTCAGGAGGTGCGACTAACTCGGGCCTTACAATTGCAAAACTTAGAAAAGCGAAACAGTTATTGGACGCGAATGAGACTGATCCTTCAGATCCAAGATACATTATCGTAACTTCTAAGCAAGTCACTGATCTGTTACAAACTACTGAAGTAACTAGCTCTGATTTTAACTCAATCAAAGCTCTTGTTGCTGGTGAAGTTAACACATTCATGGGCTTCAACTTTGTAAGAACTGAAAGAGTTGCGACTGACGCTTCTTCTCACAGAAGAGTAATTGCTTATGCTAAAAGTGGTCTTCTTATGGCTGTTGGCGCTGATATCAATGTTGATATTGGACCAAGAAGAGACAAAAGAAACTCTACCCAAGTATATTGTTCTGCTTCTTTCGGGGCAACTCGAATGGAAGAGGGCAAAGTGTTAGAAATTAAGTGTGCAGAATAATAGGAGAAAACAATGGCTGTAACAACTCAAAAAAGTACTGAGTACACAAACGCTACTGCTAATCCTGTTGTACAAAATGCTGTTCATGATTATCACGGAAGAGTAAGAATTGCTTACTTTACGCATGATCAAGACGGTGCTGGAGACGCAACATCATCTGTTGCTCTTTGTGCATTACCAGCAGGTAAAGTACGTGTTCTGCTAGCATCTTCAAGCGCTTATGTTAACTGGACTACTGGTTCAGCTACATTAGACTTAGGATGGGACGCTTATACTAACACGGATGGCGATACAGTAGCTGCTGATCCTGATGGACTTGTAAATGGCTTAGACGTAGATACTGCTGGTTACCAAACTTTTGGTGCTGGTACAACTGCGACAGGCGGAACTCATCTTTTCGAAAGTCAAGGTGGTGTTGTGCTAAGAGCTACTTCTCAAGACCAGGCTCTAGCTGCTGGCGACGATCTAGTAGGCTACATCATGTATGTAGTAGACTAATAAACTCAGGCTGAAGGGGCTTAGCTATTGCGGCCCCTTTAGTTAATAAGGAAAAATATGGCGAATACAAAGATAAATATTGTAAATAGAGCTTTAGGCTTGTTAGGTGCAGAATTTATAACTTCATTAACAGAAGATACTAAAGCTGCACGTTTTTCTAACGAGTTATTTGATGATACAAGAGATTCTATATTTAGATTACATCCTTGGAACTCATGCATTAAAAGAGCTTCATTATCTTTGTTAACAACTACTCCAGCATATTATTTTACAAAAGAATTTCAATTACCTGCTGATTTTATAAGAATGCATCAGCCAGAAGATGATACTGTTGAATATAAAATAGAAAAAGATAAATTATTATGTGATCAAGATACTTTTAAATGTACTTATATTTTTAGAAATACAGATGTAAGTACTTATGATTCTTTACTTATTGAAGTATTAGCATTAAAATTAGCTTGTAATTTAGTTATGCCTTTATTACAAGATTTAAGAACTTTAGACGCAATGAATAACCTATACTATCAAAAATTAGCTGAAGCAAGATCTGCAGATGCAACTGAGGGAACTCCTGACGGAATTGTATCAGATTTCTGGCTAGAGTCTAGAACTTCTGGATCAAGCTTAAGCGATTATAGATGGAATAAATATACGACGTAAAATGACATGGCTGAATCATCACCAATTCTTACAAACTTTACCTCAGGAGAGCTTAGTCCAAGGCTAAATGGTCGTATTGACATGGAGAAGTACTATAATGGTGCTTCAACAATTCATAATTTTCAAGTATTAATGCATGGTGGTCTTCAAAAAAGATCAGGTACAAGATATATTACACCAATTAAAAATGAAACAGGTTCTAATTCAGGAGCTAGATTAATTCCTTTTGTATTTTCTAAAACACAAGCTTATATATTAGAATTTGGTCATAATTATATTAGATTTTTTAAAGATGAGGGTGTCATAGTATCAGGTGGTACTACTCCTTATGAAATATCTACAACTTATACAGCAGCTCAACTAGATCAAATTGAATATGTTCAATCAGCTGACGTATTATACTTAGTACATGATGATCACCCACCTAGAAAATTATCTAGAACTGGACATACATCTTGGACAATATCAGATGTAGATTTTTTTGATGGCCCTTACGATCCTTCAAATACATCAGCTACAACAATGCAGCCTTCTGGAACTACTGGAAATATTACTATTACTGCTTCT